CCGCCGCGTGCGCGTTTAGATCATCCACGCTTTTCCAGCCGCGCCGCCGGTAGACAGAATAGCCGCCGCAAGCTGCGCCTGTGCTTTTTCATTGGTAACTGTGGCGTCAATAAAGCGGTTTAGGCTGCCAACAATAGCTGCAACACTAACAGCCGCTGCCAGTGCGCTCGCAGCGGCAGCGGCAAGCCCTCGGCCCATGCCTGCAAACGCGCCCTGCGCGCGGCCTGCGGATCCACCAGCCCGATCACCGGCGCCCGCAAAATTGTCCAGATCACCGCTGGCCGTCCGCACAGGGCGGCTGTCAACTTGCAGACCAACAGATGCCATGTCATCCATGCGGATTACTCCCTAAACGGCTGCGGCGTGTTTACGCCATTCGACTCAAACAATTCACTAGCATAAGCGCCGCTCATTTTTTGCAGCCATTGCGCTTCGTCGCCTTCAAACCTCAGCCCCACATTTGCGGCCCACGCCTGAATTTCTAAATGGGACAGGGCCACCGACCCCATCCCGCCTTGCATTACAGGCCCTACATCCAGCAGCCATTCCGCAAGATAAGCACGAAATGGCAATTCGGGAAATTCAGGTTCTTCATTTACCCGCTCCAAAAAACTCCAACGCATCTGCTTTATGCCCTGCGGCTGTGCGCATAACCAAGCGTGTTGTCGCGCCCAGAGGCAAAGCGCCTCTAGGCTTGTGCGAAAAAATTGGCCCGGTCCTTCAAGAACTCAGTCACTTCGTCCAAGATTGACGGATATTTGCGATAGATCGCAAATGCCGCTTCTTCCGAAAACTCTACAGGCTTGCCGTCAAGGCTTAGGTTTTCCCAACCGATTGTTGCATCGACAGCATCGCTGATCCGACCATCCATCCCCTCGTCAATGACCGCCCCCAGTTGGGCTTCGGTCATTTTGCCAAAATCCATTTTACCGCCGCGACGTTTGAGGACCGACGTGGTGCGCTTGCGGGCTTGACTTTAAAGCGGCGCGTCCATGCCGATCAAATTGATGCGCATGGGCTTGGTCGGATTGGGCGCGCCGTCCTTGCCTGTGACGTATGCCGGTGCGTCTGTTAGAAGGTTCGTCAGGTGCAGCCATGCGCCTGCCTCTGCCGCTGATACTGAGTCGAAACAATCCATGGTTTATATCCTTCGGTTTGGGTTAAAGTCGGGGGATGCGGTAAACCACGCCCCACCCCCCTAGCCTGCGGGAGGTGCAGGATTACGACGCGGCGACTTCCACATCGGCGCGCGTGAACTCGATGTTGCAGCTTGCCATGTTAACCGACCCGACCGACTGGCCGCGCGGGAACGACATGACTTTGCCCATGATATAACGGACTGTGCCATCGCTGCGCGTCTCGCGGAAGCTGATCGCGTCCTTGGATGCCAGCGCGGCAAGCAAGATGATCTGGCCAGCGTCGGCGGAGTCATAACCGAGCGGAATGGTGATCGAACCATAGTTCAGTTCGCCGTGGAATTTGTTCACGATGCCGGTTTTGAGCGGGGTAAACGTGACCGCAGAATAGGCCGCGCCAAACTCGGGAACTTCGGATGCTTCGCCCACTTCGGCCCACGTCAGCGCGACGTATCCGGCTGCGTCAAAGGTTGCGGGGGTGGCCGCCGAGACGGACAAAAACCCGCCGATGCCTTCAGTAAGTGCCATGATATTTTCCTTTCATGGGCGTGGATAGGCGGGATGCCTATTTCAGGACCGGGACAAGACCCGATATAAACTCGACCAGAACTTCGCCGTCCGCCTCAGTGGCGTCAGCCACCGTGCCGGAATAAGTGACGCCGTTGGACATTGCGAATTGCAACACGTCGCCAGCCTTTGGCGTTCTGCCGCTGTAGATCATGGCAGGCGTTGTGCCGGTTGGCGTAGGCATTGTAACGATGCGCGCGCCAAGGATTGGTTTGGTTTTCATATTTAGACGCTCCTTTGAAAGATTGCGCTGCAACGGATCGACACGTTCTTGCGAAAGTATGTGCCGTCCATCGCGCCGGGTTGTGGGTCGCCCATGTCTGTCACCTGAATTTGACCGTCTCCGGCGGATAGTATCAGGTCAATGGGGAATTGGTCAATAATGCGCTGCGCCTGGTCGTCGGCCTCATCCTCGAACGTGCCCTCGTCCACAAAGACCGCCACAAACAGCCGAACGACCATCCGGCTTGACTTGGACAGGCCGAAACGCTCCGGCGGGGTGGTGGTAAAATATGCCAGCCAATACGGCGGCTCAGGCGTGATGTATTGCAGCGACGGCGTGTCATAAACTCCGGGCGCGTTCTCGCCCCATACAATCGGCGGCGCGGATGGCGTGGCGGCAAGGCGCGTGCGTAGCGCGGTTTTGATGTCTTTGTGGTTCATCCGACCCGTGCCTTTGCTTTTGCAATAGATGCCCGCACAATCGCGGGCCATTGATCAACGGCGCCCTCGACAAAGTGCGCGCCCACCTGGTTGTAAGTCCGGCCTAGCTTGTCATCACCCACAAAGCCGTTATTCACACGCCTCGCGTATTCTGCTGTCCAAGTGAATGTTGCCAGATCGCCACCTTTCATTCCTGCGGCTGCAAGAATGTAGGAAGATGCACCCTCACCCATAGCGCCTCCTGCCACCGACGATTGCAGGCTGTTGCGCAAGTTGCCCGTGTCAACAGGCATGCGTCCGCCTTTGGCTTTGGTCTGTTGCGCCACGGCGATGACGGATTGCGTCGCGTCCTTCAGCACGGCGTCAATTCGCTTTTCGGTCTTTTTTGTCCACTGGTCCAAAGTTGCAAAAGTATATTTTGCCATTATTCCAGCCTCGCAAAGAAGTCGATGCGGATATCAGAATAACACCTGCAATTCACGGTCTCACCGGCCGGTGCGCCAAGCGACGTGTCGCCGGGATACATCATCTGGTATCCACCCACAATGAACGGCACGCCCTGCGGAACAGGGTCTTGCTTGTCCGCGTCAAGGTGAGACTGTCGCGTCTTGCCATCCTCACCCGTGCTGTCCCAAGCCCTAACCACGTCTCCCGCCTGAACATCGTTGTTCGGGTTTTCGATCAACTGGTCCAGCGCCTCTTGCCGCCCTGCGTTCAACGCCTTGAGCGTTTCGGTGCGGGCGATTGTTTCGCCGCGCAACGCAAGCAGCCGATCCGAATACCGCGCCGCCATCCGGTCAATGTCCGCCTGTGCCACCGGCTTGCCGTCCGCCATAGCCCGGCGCACGATCCCGTCAAAGCGTTTGTCGCGCCGCGTGCGCGTAAAATAGTTTGCCATGCTGTCGGGGTCGGTCAGTTCACCACGCATATTCTGCACATAGCCCGCCTGCCTGCTGTGCAGCCCCACCAGACCGCCTTGCCGCGTGCCGTTGACCACGCGCCCGCCGATGTCCAGCGCGGTGCGCAGCGGCCCTGCGCCTGCCTCCAGCCCTGCCCGGATTGTCTGGGCTATCATGACGCGCTTGTCGTCCAGCACCTCAGTCACCAGCCGCGCGCTCAAGTCCCGCGCGATCCGCTCGGCCCGCTCATTCCGGCCACCGAATGACTGCACAATACGGCTGGCAATCGGCGCGCGGCGTGTGGCGTGTTGAAACGCGCCCATCTGGTAATCGCCACCAGCCGCCAGCGCCGCAGTGATTGCCGTATCTGTTTTGAACAAATCGGCGGCATCGAACCGCAATGCACGAAACACAGCGTCCACATCACTGCGCGCAATGGCAGCCTCAAGTGCCTTCATGTCAACACCCGCCCGCGCCTGACGCATGGCCGCGACAAACTCCGACTGGACGCCGGGCCATGTCTGGTCCAGCAGTCTGAGAAAGTTGCGGCGGGTATCACGGGTTGTCACTTTGAAACCCTCACAAACCAGTTCAGCTACATACCCTGCAGAGTCTACAGGAATGACTTCACGCACGGACCATTCTACGCCATCGATCGTCAGCACGTCCGATGTGGATGGGGCAATCGTCACGCCGATATTAACCAGCGAATGGACCTGCTCTTTCGACCCGAGGGCAAGCCCCGTGCGCTGCGTGTAGGCATTACTTGATGGTTTGGCGGTGAACGTGTGGACAACTGGCGCGCCTGGCGTGGGGTTCCATGCGTCACCAGTGGGCGTGCCGGGGCGGCTGATCGTAACAATCGGCGCGCCCGTGCCGTTGCCCGCCGCAATGCCCGCTTCGACATAGGCTGCCTGAACGTCTGCCGTGATATCCGCGCCGCTCATGCCAGCCGCAGACTTGGAGAGGTGATAGTGGGCGAACCTGCATCAGACACAACCACATCCTTAGCAGTCTCTGCCGCAGCGCCGCTCAGCTTTTTAACGGCAATATTCCAGAGCGATGTGAGATACCCGTCAAGAGCCGCTTCACAGGCAGCGACAGGCGTTCGCGCATCACCATTCTCGTCTGTGCCGTGGCGCGTCACCAACTCTCCCAGAAGGGCGTCGGAAAGATCGCCTCCAATGGTCATTTCCCGGCTTACGTCGCCAACAGTTGTTCCTGTGACTGAGATTGTAATCTTTGCCATTTATTTTCCTCCACCGGGGTTGCGTTTCTTTTGCATCGGCAACTGCCGCTTCGATCTTGCCCATCAGGACAGCGGCGCTACTGGCCGACTGAAGGCCGAGGGCTTTAACACCCGCGTCCATCAGGCCAACAAGTGCCTGCAATTCGGGGTGCTTAAGGTCGAGTGAGATGGATTGGTTTTCCATGGTATTATCCCATTATATGATTAGTTGGTTTGAGTTTTAGGTCAGCGCAATGGTTCCGCTTCGCACGGTCCCGTCAGAGCCTTTATGTTTAAATGTTAGAGTGCTGTTGTCGGTCGCCTCAATACAAAAGTCGCCATTCGCCGCAGGGGTCAAAGATGAAGACGGCTTGAGGAAAATGTCGCGGAATGGAAAGGCACCGAGGCCAATGTCAACAATCGTCGCGCCGGGGTAGGGCGACGAGTTAAATCTAGGGCCTGCGCTACCAGACGTGATTTGCGTGACGCCACCCCTTTTCAGCGTATATGAACCGTCTGCCGGTCCATCCAGAGAGACTGCTGAGGCGTAAAGCGCAAGCGCCCGTGCCGTCCCTGTACCCCCTGATTCTGTACTTATCGTGAACACGTCTGAGCCCCACCCCATAGACAGAAACTCTTTGTTCGTGCCGTCCGTGGTGTTGTAGATGTTGAATGTTTGAGGGTTATCACCTATGCGGCGAAGGGCCAGAGTGTCCGCAGCATCACGGGCGAGGATCAGGTCTTTCGCTGCGTTAGCTTGTGATGTGGTGCCTGACCACGTTAAGGCGCCAGC